TGTATTACTATAATCATTCAGAGTTGAGCCCGTTAAATTTGGGTCCGTACTTAACATTGGGTTCTGAAAAGAAATAATTCTTCCCGCAGTCATATTGCTCAATTCTGAACTTCTCAAGGATAATACTACAACATTGTCATAGTGAAAGGTGGCCGGATTTAAATCTGACGCAAAAGATACTTTAATTCTGTTCACACCACCTCCAGGATTGAAAGTTGACCCGTTAAAGTATTTTGCTTTAGTGTTGAAAAGATTAATTCTTTCTGAGATTGGTAAACTAGTTGTTAAAATTTGTAATTTATCATCTGTATCATAAAATTTAGATTGAGGTGCTCTTGAAAAAGCGGTTGGACTGTTGATATTAATTCCTGTACCAGCTACCATACTTTGATAAGCAGTTGGATTTTCTGTAGTTGAAAGTCCTACATATAAGTTAGCGTTCCAATATTGTGAAAGGACTGAATTAACATTATATTGGTCCAAAGTTGACATCGCGTTTGATGTTGCGGGATTTTGAGATGGGTCTGCTCCTTTTGGGGCTTCTCCTTCCGCACAATTACAAAAGTCACAATCTGGATAAGTAAGATTAGGTATAGGGAGATTTGTGAAAAATCTCCATAAGTTTAATATTTTAATGGTTATGTCTAAAACATCATCAAAATTTGGACAATCACCTAACGGATTTTCTAAATTAGCTCCAAATAAATTTGCAAACTCTACTACCCCTTGAACAAAATAACAAATTGGTATTACAAAAAGTAACATCACAAAAAACACTAACACCGCTAATATCACACTAAACAATAAAACGTAAAATGCAAAAATATGAGTTACAATCAAAAGTGAATATAAAGCATATCTGAAAATATATAATAAAAAATTAACCGCAACGAAAAGGAAATCGCTTGTGAAATTTGCGTCGTTTGTTGGAAATTTGTTATTTTCACTTTCACAACTTGTGTTTAAATCATCTTTCAATGAAATGATACGATTTGATAAATACCCATTTCTATATTGTGTAACTAAGCCGGAAACGGTATAGACCTTATTATATTGCATATAATAAAACCTATCTTCACAATTAATTGCGTCTTGTATCATTTGTTGACCACGAGAATCACCTGTGAATCCGTAATCATTCCAATCTAAACTAAATGAATACGCTCTCATAGCATCAGTATAATCACAAGGAACATTTTGATAAAAACAAGGTGGTGGTGTTGGTAAATCTAAAGGGTCGTAAGTTGTACTTGTCCAATACTCACGAATATTAGGTACTAAAAAATAACCTCGTTTAACGGGTTCTTTGAGTGTTGGAGGTTGATTCCATTTAATTTTAAATCTGTATTTAGCACTTGTAGGAACCCCTTTTTTGGGGTCGATTGTAAACACGTTTTCACCAAACTCATTTGTAACGACTCTATCCAAGTTCATTGGGACATCAATAACCCAGGCTCCATTATCATCAATTACTTGTCCACCATTTTCTAACTCAAAGGGTTCTAAACCAGGTCTACCATTTACGTCTAAATTAATCAATTGACGTATTGCTTTAATTTCACCCGGCCCTGTTGTTAAATTACACAACATACCTTGTTTTAATTTAGGTTTACAATTTCTTTTTTGTGCGGTGTCATCTTCAGATGAAAATAATGACCCCATAAAAATTGCGGTTGGAACTAAATTAATGTTTCTTTCGTTAGTTATGTCAAAGTCAACTCGAGTAATACCTAAATTACAAACGTCGGGTTCACCCCAAAACGGATTAACCTCCACAATTCTATTCAAAGAAACTATTTGAGGTAACTCTGCTAAATTTGATGATGTTTTGAATGTTGTACCATTTGTTTGATTTTCGGTTGCTACACCCATTCTAACCAAATCTTGAGGTGTTAATGAAAATTCACCTATGTCAGACAAATCTATATCAACGTGAATTGTTTGGTTTCCTAATGGAGCCCCAAAAATTAAAAAGTCACCACTATTATTGGTTCTTGCGGTATATTTGTAATACTTGTCAAAAACTTGAATGTAATACGGATTTATTAAAACATCTTCTTTATCAAAAAATGTCCCTGTTGGTTGGTGAGCACTATATGATTTTGTATAAGGAAGTAGATTATATCTATATCCATCTTCATTGAGATTTTCAACGTTTTTATACGGATATAAAGTTGATATAATAGGGTCTAACTCATCGTTAGCGTCCAGAGGTATAAAAACTGAAACTTTTGCATTTGGTATACCATAACCATTATTTATAGAAACTCTTCCTACAATAACACCATAATCAGAACAAGGTCTTGTATAAATGTCACTTTGTAATAATTTGAGGGAAAGAATCTCTAAAGATTCAAAATCTTGTTCCAATAAGACATTAATTTGTTTGTCTTTACCAACTTCTGTACGGATTCTTACCGATTTTGACATTTAATAACTTTTAACATAAATAGTTTATTTGAGTTTTTATATAAAAACATAAACTATTCTCGTTAAAAATAAATTATCAAGCGAAATTGATATTTTGGAAATTGTTAACCCTTACGGTAATATCTTTACCCGGATATCGGATTTGGTATGTTTGATTTGGTTCGGCAAATATGGTATCATATATCAAACCAATTTCTCTAGTTGTGGAATTTATATATGCTTGAGAGGTTTGTGAAGAACTATATTGTCCACCTACATTATTATAAAATTGCATTCCTGCTATGTTGATTACTCCGTTTTCACTTTGAATTAATCTTTTCAGTTCTGATACATTAACGTTTTGACCCATCGTTCTATTGGCGGGTTCAAAAAAGTCAGATATAATATTAACTATTCTGGATATAACGGAACCTTGATTTTGAGTATTATCTAAAACAACATCTAAATTTACGCTTAAATCAATCACATTAGCGGATTCAATATAAATGTAATCATTAATCATTCTATAATTTGACAAATAATTTGCAACGTTATTTTTTAAAGTGTTTGATATAATTTCAGTCAACTTACCATTCTCATCGTAAGATAACATTTGAATTATGATTTTATTATTCTGTTCAGTTATTGCCACTTTCGCTGGTGCTCCAAACTGAGAAGGCATAGTTCTTATTATTGAATTATAATCATTTACGGTTACCGCTCTTTGTTGTGCCGCAAAATTGTAAGTTGTTAAATATCTAACTTCTTCGATTGTTGGATTATTAGCCCCACCAATAGCGGCTGTAACGTTTGTTACAATTAATGAATTCTTAACCGATGTGTTTACTGATGTTGAAGGTCCATTTATTGAAAAATATACCGTACCTACTTGAGTAATAACATCAACCCCTAAGTTACTTGAAACACCTCCACCAACTCTATATTGAATGAATAATGTTGAATTAGCCTTTAACACACTACCTAAGGCAAAGTTATTTGAATATTTATATAAATCTAGTTTGTATCCGTTTCTTGCGAATTCTCTTAATTGTTCGTCCGCCGATTGACTACCACCACCAAATATTACTCTGAAAAATCCTTCAGGTGTAAACTCTGTTATAAATTTACTATTTGTTTGTATATACTTCCCAACCTTTAAACCTGGATTATCAGCTACCTTAGTTGGGTCTTCAACAAACACTCTATCCTGAATTAAAGAATCAACTTCATACCATCTGTTATCTACCCCTAAAAATTCGTTTGTATCAGGAACATTTGCATAATTTGTACCATCTTTGAGTAAAACACTTGTAATCCCTAAGACATTTTTTTCGGGTAAAAATAATTCAAAAAATGGTCTAATATCATTTGGTGTAATAACTCTTTTGAATACTTTAGTTAATCCATTAACAACCGTTTCTCTCTTTGTTATTGTATAATTTAATAATTTATTATTAGCGTCAAAGTTTGGTATTTTAATCCTATTAGGATAACCTTCAGCGTTTATTGCAGACGCAAAATCAACATCATAAACCAACTCAAACACTTGACCCGCACCAAAAAATTGGGAACCTCGTCTTAACAATCCACAATATCTTAAATCTTCAGAATCTCCAAACGCAGGTACGGTAATTGATAAATCAACCATAGCAACTGAAGGTCTTTGACCTGGTACTTTTAACCCGTATGTTCTAGCAATATTATAAATGGAAGATTTTTGTTGAGCGTATTGTAATAC